TCATCAAGAAGTTCACTAAACTCATCCATAGCTTGCTTATTGTTTGCAAATTGCTTAAGCGACATTACCAGTAAAGCCTTGTTCCCCCGGTGCTGGTGCTGTAGCAATACCCATCTGTGAACCACCGCCACCTGACGTATCAGCTACTCCCTGTGGGCCTTGTCCTTGAGGAGCCTGCCCCTGTGGTGCTGGAACGCCTTCTGGCCCTGTAGGGGGCTGTTGTGGAGCTTGGAAGGTCTTTAAGATCTCAGCCTGTATAGCTGCATCTTGCATAGAGTTCGTAACCTTGTCAGGATCAAGATCCATCGACTTAGCAATCTCACGTATAATGTAATCCATCTTAGCAAAAGGTGCTAGTGTTGGGTTCTGTGCTACCTGTAAGAACTGCATAAGACGCTGTGAGCGTACCTCATTAGCCATTAGGCTCTCTGTACCAGATGCACGTACCTCTAGGTCACCACGAATGTCTGAGTCAAAGTCAAACTGCATATTAAACGCAAAGAAAGACTTGCCTAGTGGACGTATAAGGTAATCATCCACGTTTTTAACAACATTTCGTATACTGCCATTAGCTGCAGACATAAGCATAGAGATGCCAGAAGCAGTTCGCCCCACTCCGCTAACACCAGTCTGACCGTGTGCGAAACTTGGGAAACCTGTACTTTCATCTGCTAAAACCCTAGCCTTATCAAACAGTTGCATATTTTCTTGGGCTACATTGGGAAACTTGGTGCCAAAGATGCCTTGACCCGGAGCACCCCCCTGCCTACGAAACACTTTACCGGGGTACACACTTAAGTCCTGCCCCGGCACTAAATTGGTTTCATCAACTTCTATGATTAGATTACCAGATAATGCAGCATTGTCAATAGCCATACGCATAAACCCATTCATAAGAGTTTGCGTATCATCCATATTTTCCGCTATACCTACCCCAAAGAATGAGTAAGGGTTATGTTCGTATGGTGTTGCATAATAAGGTATAGTTGATGGCTTAAAAGGATTAAGAACAAAGCGTAGTACTTCACCATTACAAACCCAGATATTACAGTTAAGCTCTTCTAAGTTCTTGTACTCACTAGGAATAGATACACCATTCTCTTGAAGCAAGTCTGTATCGACAAAACCCCAGAACTCTAGTACTTCCCAGCGCTCTGTAGAAGCCTCAGTATCGCTGTCTTCCATAGTTTGTTCCCAGTACTTCATATCGTAGTCTGGGCCTTTATCTACGGCAAGCTCTACAGCATCACTCATAAAGTAAGGACGATGTTTTAAACTACGTAATTCAGTACGAGACATCTTGTGACGTTCTACAACGTACTCTGCATCATCCATAGATGTAGCTTCTGGGTCTGGATAAAAGTTCCACACACTAACGTGACTTGTAGATGGTACAGTCTTTACTAGTGGGTCATACTCACCCTCTTCGTTCCAATTAGGGTATTCTTTATCTACAGCAAACGGGCCTTTCATAACACCAGTGCCTAGAAGAGCCATCTCAAAAGCCATACTACGTAGATGTTTATTAGCACCTGACTCTACAAGCTGATCGTGAATCTTCTTTTCCATCTTCTTAGCAGCAACCATAGCAGGGTGAAAGGTTACTGTAGTAGAGGTAGTTCCCTCTCCCTCTACAACTTTCTCACTTACAGGTGCAAGCTTCTCAGTCAATGGGCCAAGACGTTTCTGTAAGTCTACAATAGTTTCGCCCGGAAGCAGTTCTGTGTCAGGGCCGATAAGGTAAGGCTTTGGAGCATCATCCCTAGTAACCGCTGTTAAAGCCTCTCCAGCCTGTGCTGCGTTGGGGTCTATGTTTATGTGAACTGACTCAGCTACACCGTCTGGTAAAACAGAGGGGTCTATAGTTAGTGGAAACTTATTGTTACCAAACAACACATCAACAATCTGTCCATAAGCTGCCAGAGTTTTTGTTTTAGTAACCTTTACGAATATGCGAGACTTCTCTGTATCAGTAAACTGAACATCCGTTCCATAAATACCGCGATAGTTTCTGTAAGCACGTAGCCAACGATCCTCATCACCGCTACGAGAATCTTCCGAACGTTTAAAGCGCTCATTTACAAAAGATACAACGCTTGATACAGACTCAAAAATGCTATCATCTACATCCTCTGCCGCTGTAACTTCATCCGTTTCAAACATAAGTTCGTCTTGTTCTGCCATATTCAATATCCAAAGCTAGGGTCAGAGGCTTGAAACCCTGATCGTTGAGTTGCAGGGTTGTAATCCCAAATAGAACTTCTAGGTCTTGTCATTATACCATACCTTAGAGCGTCATACAAGTGATCTTCTGCATTTGTATCAACATCCTCTGGGTTTCGCTTATCAAGAGGTATTGATGGTAGTTGGGCTACAGTGTTAGTGCAAGTAGAAAAGAAAACCATACGAGGCTCCTCTGTATACTCATCTACCTGTAACCTTCTATGCATCTCGTTCTTACCTGCTACACGAGATCCTCTAGATCTATCAGAAGGACGCCATCGGCAACCCTTCATATTCATTTGTTCAGCCAGTGACGGGCCAGTATCACCACGCTTGTGCCATAGAGAACTATCCAGAACACCATATCTAATTGTACCATCTTCTGCCTCTGCTTCAAGCACCATATCAGCTAAATCAGTAGCTGTAACCTTAGAACAATATAACTCTCTGTAGACAACAAGCTGTTCACTGGGTGATACAGCAATCCAGACAACGCCTGTGTAACTTCCGTAACCGTAGTCGCAAGCTCTAAACTTAGTCCAATTTGAGGGAATTTTAAAAGGCTCAACGATGTGTATGGCTCTATTCCACTCAGGAAAGGCTGCGCCTTCGTTAACATCCCAGTTTCCTTCTAGTAATTGCTTACGTTGATGCTCTGGTAGCGACAGAAGCATTGCCTCATAGTCACCACTTTCAGCTAGGTAAGGGTTATCAAATAGACTAGCAGGTATAAACCTACGCTTAAACAGAGACTGTCCAGCCTTGGAGTGACCCGCTGGATACTTAATCTCTTCACCAGTTTCAATATTAGTTGCCCAGAAAGGCTTATTGTAAGGGGCTGGGTCAATAAACATCTTCTTAACCCAAGAGTGACCGCTACCACCGGGGTTAGTAGTCGCTCTCATATATAAACCTAGTTCCATCGAACTTGCAGATCTCAAGCGACTCCTCATATAATCCCAAGCGAAAGGTGAAGGCCATTGAGTAAGCTCGTCGAACCCAATCCAGTTAAACGCCTGACCCTGATACCTTGTAACGTCCATATCCTTATCCAGATATGACATCCAGAGTCTGCCACCTCTAGGCGAGATCCATTGAGACTTACGTTCAGACCATTTAATGCCGGGAATAGCACGAGGATATAACTCCTGAGATTTCTGTATAAGTTCCCTTAGTTCTTCTGTAGTATGTCGTACTAACAACCCACTAAAGTTAGGATCGTTTAAACCGTGTAGTGGATCAGCAAGCATTGCGTAAGACTTACCACCACCAGCACTACCACCGTACAAAACCTCACGCTCAGATGAGCTAAGAAAATCTGTCTGAGGGCCGGGGTTTGGCTTGAACACTACCGACTGTGCTGCCTCAACGTCAAACTCAGGAGCCTTAGCCTCTGCAGCAACAGTTTCAAGGGGAGTGGTGACTGTCTCTGTCTTGCTATTCTTCTTCTGAGTACGCCCCGACCCTACCTTTTTCAAGCTTCTCGATTTCCGCGAGGGTTTCTTGGAGCCTTTTGGCAAGTCTGCGTTTAATAATAGCTGCTTTTTTACGTCTTCTGTCAATCTCAACCCGCCTTTTTAAACCCATATGAGATATACACCTATCTGTATGCTTTGTCAACCAAATAGCGACTTCTCTGTAACTATACTGATTTAGGTGTCTCTTTGCTAACTCTAGGGCTTCTAGTTCGTAAGGTATGGGTAGTAATAGCTTATCATTGTCGGGGTCTACCTCATAACCAAAAGGTATTGTTTGAGATACTTTAGCTACAGTGTGCCATTCTTTCTCTTTACCTTTCTTAGGCTTGGGTAATTCCCAGAAACCTAAGTCTCTCTTGTAGTCAATTTGTGGCAAGGTCTACTCGTTCTTTCCTTCTTTGGGGGGTAAATAAAATATACCGCCTCCTCCTGAAGTAACATCAACCTTGTCTACCTTGCCTAGCCCAGCGCGATCAAGCAAGTCCTTCGCTGCAGCCATCTTGTCACGAATACCTAACTCAGTAGGATCGTATAATGCTTGTGTCATTGCCATAGCTGCCTTTGGTGCAGTACGAGCAAACCAAGTACGTGTCTTTTCACCTATCTCATCTTTTAGAGACTCTACGATAACAGAAGTAGAACTGTTCTCTCCATAACCAGCTAACTTCTTTGCTTGGACAACATCCCCATTAGCCTCATCAAAGAGAACCTCTAGGAACTTCTGTTGTTTTTCTGTTAGTGATCTTGTCATCTTAAAGTCCTTAAATATACGAAACCAACAAGACTACCCGTAATAACTAGGAACAACACAAAGCCTGCTCCCCATTCTATTAACTTACGTTGCATCTCTATTCGTTTATGATCGTGTTCTTTCTTCTGCTTTCTTATATCAGCCTCAATACGTAGAAGCTCATCCCAGTGAGAGGGGCCATACATTACACAGATGTAATCCTTTAGCTCCTTACGCATAGACTCAGCTTTCTTCTTAGCTGCGAATATCTCCATTGCTTCTGCTTGAACACCACCACCAAGGGTTTTATACCAAGGTGGTTTAGCGTTCTGTCTTTCAGCAAAGTCTAAGTCACTGATAGCACCAGCCCACTGTGTTAGCTGACTACCCATATCTTGCAGGTCTTTCCCAACTGCAATACCCTTCTTAAGAGTATTAAATGCGGTTGTGGCTAGACCGATAGCCGTTACTGGATCTATCACTGTAGGAACCCCCTCTTCTAAGTCCACTACCTGTTTGTCTATCTGTATCACCTAATGATACATTAGCTAAAACAGCTAAACTTAGAATAAGGGGAAACTCCTTATTTAACCTCACTGTTCGTTGCCGTATACACGATTGTATATCTCTCCTCTTGATATACCTATATCGTGTAGTTCTTTATTAGACATATTCTTTAGAATCCAGTAGTCTGATCTACGCTGCTGATGATTCTGAATACGTGTTAGTAAGTTCTTAAACATTGCACTATCTCCTTTTATTGTGTGCGGAGATAGTTATACATAATTGTTAGCGCTGTAGTAGATATAAAATGTGCATACCCGCTATGCTAAGAAGTCTTGATACTACGTGTACCTGCTTGTGAAGGTTTATTAGATGCACCACAGGCTAGACCACCGTGAGCATAACCCATCTTCTTAGCTACTGCAGGAGCCTCTTTCTTAAGCGCTGCCATTCCAGCATTCATTGGTTTCTTACCCATATCACCACCTTTTGCCATTCCTACTTTATGATAACCTGTACCCCCACAGTGAGAGCATCCCTTACCTTTACACTTTGGACACACTTTCTTTGCCATTATTTTTTAACCTTTTTCAATAATCCACCTTTATTCATCTGACGTTTTTTAGCTACAGATAGGGTTCCTCTATTTATAGAGCTTGCTGTATCACCTATTTTAAACATACCGCCGCC